GTCTTACTGTTCTCGCTGGTCCGTCAAAACACTTTAAAACATCATTTGCTTTGCTAATGGCTGCTGCGTATATGAACAAACATCCAGACGCAATCATGTTGTTCTATGATTCAGAGTTTGGCTCACCTCAAACATACTTCGAATCATTTGGTATTGATACTAATCGCATTCTTCATACACCTATTATGGATGTAGAGAAACTTAAGTTTGATATAGTATCACAGCTTGAAGCTATTGAAAACAAAGATCGTGTCATTATCGTTATAGATTCTATAGGTAACTTAGCATCTAAGAAAGAATTAGAAGATGCAAAGAACGAGAAATCAGTTGCAGATATGTCACGTGCAAAAGCTCTTAAAGGCTTGTTCCGCATGGTTACGCCATACCTTACAATGAAGAATATCCCATGTATCGCAGTTAATCATACCTACCAAGAGATTGGTTTGTTCCCTAAAGCTATCGTTTCTGGTGGCACAGGTATTTACTATTCAGCTGATAACATCTGGATCATTGGTCGCCAACAGAACAAAGTCGGCACAGAGATCAAAGGTTATAACTTTATTGTTAACGTTGAAAAGTCTCGCTTTGTAAAGGAGAAATCTAAGATTCCAGTTATTGTCACATGGGATGGTGGTATTGAGAAATACTCTGGTCTACTTGATATTGCAATGGCAGGTAACTTTGTTGCTAAACCTTCTGTCGGATGGTACTGTCGTGTAGATCAACAAACTGGTGAACTTCTTGATCCTAAATGCCGTGAGAAAGATACGCTTAGTAAAGAGTTCTGGGAACCTATCTTTAAAGAGACTAACTTGAAAGAATATATTCGATCGCATTATACTATTGGATTGAAGTCAATGTTAGGTGAAGAAGCAGAATTATTTAATGATGTACAAGCGGAGTAAAACAGTGTATAATATAACACAAGACGATTACAAATTCATTGAGCGTCCTGAAGATACGATGTACACAATTGAACTATTAACATCATCTTATGCTGGAACTAAGTACCAATATTCTAAAGTTTCAGCTAAGGTGAACGAAGACGAAGAAGATGCTACTTTGTCTTTCATGTGGGCGTTAATAGAAGGAGATGAAGGACTCACTGAGTCTGCTAATTTCCAGAACTATATTGGAGATGTGCTAGCTCATATACTTCAGGATGCATTTGATACAGGCGAATATAAGATAGGAAATGATGATGACTCCAAACGTACCAACAACGATCCTGCGGAACCTTCTAACGAATGATGAATACACTCGTAAGACTATACCCTTTTTAAAGAAAGAGTATTTTGAAGGTGCACAAAGGTTTGTATTTGATGAAATCTTAAACTTTGTAGGTAAGTATAATAAACTACCTACTCCTGAAGCGTTGTCTATTGAGTTAGACAACGCTAACCTAAATGAGCAAACCCATATTCAAGCTCATGAAGTTGTAGAAACAATCAAGACTCCTGTTGCTGATGATATTGGATGGTTGCTCGAACACACTGAAAAGTGGTGTCAGGATAGAGCAATCTATCTTGCCATCATGAAGTCTATTGAAATCATTGATGGCCGTGATGATCAGAACTCTAAGAACTCATTGCCTGAAATATTGTCAGATGCTCTTTCAGTTTCTTTCGATACAAACATCGGCCATGACTATATCAAAAGTGCAGATGCACGATATGAGTTCTATCATACTACTGAAGAGAAACTACCGTTTGATCTTGAAAAGTTCAATAGCATTACTAAAGGTGGTTTACCTAGAAAGAGTTTAAACATTGCTCTTGCTGGTACTGGTGTAGGTAAGTCATTGTTCATGTGTCATTGCGCAGCTGGTGCGTTAACTGATGGTAAGAATGTTCTTTATCTAACTATGGAAATGTCAGAAGAAAGAATAGCAGAACGTATAGATGCTAATCTCTTTAATGTTGAAATCGATCAACTTGAAAATCTATCAAAGAAAATGTTCGATGATAAGATCAATAAGATTTCATCTAAGACTCTTGGCAATCTAATTATAAAGGAATATCCAACAGGTTCAGCACATGTCGGTCATTTCCGTTCATTGCTCAATGAGCTCAAACTTAAGAAAGAGTTTATGCCAGATATTATCTTTATTGATTACTTGAACATCTGTGCATCTTCACGCATTAAAGGATTAAGTGGTAGTGTTAATACGTATTCCCTCATCAAATCTGTTGCAGAAGAAATTCGCGGCCTTGCAGTTGAATACAACGTACCAATTATGTCAGCGACTCAGACAACTAGAACTGGATATGGATCGAGTGATGTTGGCCTCGAAGATACGTCAGAATCGTTCGGGCTTCCTGCAACTGCAGATCTTATGTTTGCCCTCATCTCAAACGAAGAGCTCGAAGGACTTAACCAAATCCTTGTCAAGCAACTTAAAAACAGGTACAACGATACATCAGTCAACAAACGATTTATCGTGGGAGTGGACAGAGCACGAATGAGGTTATATGATGTTGAAGACTCAGCACAAAACCTAGTTGATGCTGGCCAACAAGCTGTTGTACCAAATACTAATAAGCCTAAGATGGACGTGAACGGCTTTAACTTTAATAATTAAAGGAAAATCAAATGAAGGTTAAGTTAATAGGATATACACAAGGCAGTCAAGATTCAACACAAGAAGGCCTTGATAATGTTGAAGACATGATTGCGTTCTGTGCAAGAGTATCTAACCCTACTAATCAGATAAACACTGAGACTACTACTAAACTGCTTAAGTACTTGGCAACTCATAAACATTGGTCTCCATTTGAGATGGCTTCTGCTACTATGGAAATTGAAACTACTCGTGATATTGCACGTCAAATGCTTCGTCATAGGTCATTCGCCTTTCAAGAGTTTAGCCAACGATATGCAGATCCTAGTGCTATGGGATACCCGTTCGCTTTAAGAGAAGCTCGATTGCAAGACACTAGTAACCGTCAGAACTCAGTTGAAGTAGATGATGAGCTTTTAGAACAACGATGGATTCAACAACAGAAGACCGTAATTGATGCTGCATCGTCTGCATATAGATGGGCAATAGATAATGGTATTGCTAAGGAACAAGCGCGGTGTGTTATGCCTGAAGGTAATACAATATCGCGTCTCTATATGCAAGGTTCTATTCGTTCTTGGATTCACTTCGTTGAGCTGCGTTCCTCTAATGGAACTCAAAAAGAACATATGGAAGTAGCGCGGGCAATAGGCGAAGCTATTGTTAAGATCTTCCCAACGGCAAAGGAGTTCATATCTAATGAGTAATTTAATATCTACCTTTTATACTGAAAACAGTAGAGGAAGAGTAGAAGTGCATTATGAAAGTCATGGTGTACTATCTCATAAGTTTTATTCGCAAGAAGATTTACTTATGTTCACAGATACCTTAACGACTAAGAGTGTGACAGAAGCAGAAGAGCTAGCTGAAGAGTGGGTATTAGGAATAAAAGAAATTCCTTGTTAGTATAAATAGTATAAGCTTAGACTAAATTGATCTAATAAACATGAAAATAACTGTTTACATCTCCTTACTATAGTGATATAATAATACTATAAATTGATGAGGAAAACATAACTTGCCGTCATGAAACGTTAACTATATTGTAAAAAGGAGAATAATGGAATATTTAGAAGAAATACTTATTATGGCATTATTTGGAATCTCATTGTGGGTTACCACAAATAAGGCCTTTGATGAAGGTGTAGTTGAAGGATCAGAGCTAACCTTAGCTATTTTAGAAGATAAAAAAATTATCGTTATTGATTCTAAAGGTACGGTTAAAGGTGGCACTGGTCAATCACCAAGATAAACTTGAAGTAAGGAAATAAATTATGTTAATAGTAAATACTGATACTCAAGACTGGCCTGCAGGTTGCCAAACTTCTGCTATGGTAGAAAAGATCACGATGTTGTTTCACCAAGGTCATTCTTTTGATAGGATATGTGAGATTAGTCGTGCAGATATAGCTTTAGTTGAAAGGGTTACAAATAACTTACAGACTTTAAACGAAATCTCACATCATTGAACACCATACAGATTAAGGGTGGTACTAGGTCTCAGAAGAGGCTTGTACTAGACATAGTTAATTGGTATCTTAAGAAAATGTTACCACGTGTGCGAACACTTGATATAACTATACGTCTTACTCAGTGTCAAGAAGATTCAGATGCGATGGGTTATTGTTTAGAGTTAGAAGACAATAGAACATTTGACATTGAAATTGATAAGAACATGAGAATGTTTGACACCGTAACAACGTTATGTCATGAGCTTACGCACCTTAAGCAGTACTATCGTAAAGAAATGGTCCATAAGAACCATGGAAGAATACAGTGGAAAAAGACAATGTATGGTATATACACTAAGTATAGTGAACAGCCATGGGAAAGAGAAGCATTTAGAATGGAGAAGCAGCTAGCACTAGAATGTTTTACAGAGATACTATGAAAAGAAAGGCAATTAAAAATAAAGTTCTTCACGCTGTCCGGACACCGGTCTTCAAAAGCCGTGTCTATAAAGACAGAAAGAAAGAAATGTATAAGACAGGTAAATACTTGGAAGAATAGTATTGATACACCCTTTTAAAACTCGCTATACGCGGGTTTTCTTTTTTGTATAAATAGTCTTAATACTACACATATAGGCTATTTAATGATTACTTTTAAAGGATTTCTTGCCGAGAACATGGATAAAATTAGAGCTATCAAAGCAGCCGATTTAAATAAGTTTAATAAAGCTTTAGCTCCTTATGTCTACGCGTTGAAAGGCCGTCCTACTCAAAAAACAACAACAGTAGTTGTTAAATCTGCTGGCTCAGATCGTAAAAATGTTAAGGCAGAGATTGAAGCTAAGCTTAAGAAAGCAAGGCTTGATAGCATAGCTATTCCTGGTTCTAGTTCAGTAGGATCTACTGGCGCAACTGATATTATGTTTGGTGCGCATAAGATTCGTATTATATACAAACCCACATCTGGTGGTATGAACGAAACTACTCTTAATGCTACTATTACAGAACTTGCTCCAGCGCTTGCGTATATGAGCGGTAAAAAGAAGTTTCGTAATGCTTCTGAGTTTCAACAGTTCCTCATGACTGCAAAAGATAACGGTGTGTATGTAAACGATAAAGATGCTAAGGCAGGTAAAGCTTACGTTGAAATATTCCCTACATCGTCTAAGTATGCTGAAAAGATGGATAACGCCATGGCGGTATTAAACTATCTTTGGGAAGAGCACGCTAAGTCTTCTATTAAGCAAGTATACTGGGGATATAGAGCTAAACCAAAAGGAGTTATGCCAAGCCATAAAGGTGACCTGTTTATAGAATATACATCTGGTTCTATGTTAGGCGTATCTCTTAAAGCTGGTGGTGCAAAGACATCTGAGCCTCAGCTCAACACATATGTGAATAAAGTCTTTGATGACTTTGGCTATTCAT